CACCAAACAGAAAAACGGAGGTTATTTTTATGCCAGACAAGGTTTACCGCACGGCGATCTACTGCCGTCTGTCCCGTGAGGATGGAGACAAAGTAGAAAGCAACTCCATCGCCAGCCAGAGAGCTATCTGCGAGGACTATATCGCAAGGCACGATGATTTGGAGCTTGTCTGTGAGCCATTTGTTGATGACGGTTATAGCGGCGTTTCTTTCAATCGTCCTCAGTTCAAAAAGCTGGAAGAGGCAATCCGCAAGGGTGCGCTTGACTGCATCGTAGTCAAGGATCTCAGCCGCTTCTCAAGAAACTACATCGACGGCGGACGCTACATTGAGAAGATTTTCCCTCAACTCGGCATCCGCTTCATCGCAATCAACGATGCGTATGATAGTCTGACCGGCGATCCGCAGTCCGACTCCTTTGTTATCCCGTTCAAGAACCTGATTAACGATTCCTACTGCAAGGACATCTCCATGAAAATCCGAAGCAGTCTGGAAGTCAAGCAGAAGAGCGGAGAGTTCGTCGGCTCGTTCGCACCCTACGGCTACATGAAATCGCCGGAGAACAAAAACCAGCTCATCGTCGATGAAGCGGTCAGCGAATATGTGCAGATGATCTTCTCCATGTACAAAGACGGTTTCTCCATCGGGCGCATTGCAAAGCGTCTGAATCAGATGGGCGTCCTGTCCCCGATGGAATACAAGCATTCCGCCGGTGTGAAGTTCGATACCGTCTTCAAAACCGGCGATACCGCAAAATGGACCTACAAAGCTGTCCAGCGTATTCTTACCAACGAGGTTTATATCGGCGTTCTGGCTCAGGGCAAGCGCGGCACTCCCAACTACAAAGTCCGCGTTGTGAAGAGCAAGGATGAATCCGAGTGGGTCAAGGTTGAAAACGCGCATGAAGCACTTGTGTCCTATGAGGACTTCATGGCAGTCAAGGTCATGATGCAGAGAGATATGCGCTGCTCACCTGATCAGGACGAAGCACACCTGTTTTCCGGTTTCCTGTTCTGCGGAGACTGCCAGCAGCCAATGATCCGCAAGACAGTTCCGTCGAAGACGAAAAAGTATATCTACTACGTCTGTTCCACCAATAAGCACAGCCGGACGTGCAGCCCGCACAGCATCGCCGCAAAAGAGGTTGAGGAAAAGGTCTTCCGTGCTATTCACGATCAGATCGAGCTTGTCATCAATCTGGAACACGCGCTTGCGATGATTGAGCGGCTTCCGTCTCAGAGCCGCAAGGCTTTCAACTACGAAGCCCAGATTGCAAAAATCGAGGAAGAGATTGAGCGGTATCAAAAGCTCAAGCTGGGGCTTTACGAAAACTTCATCGGCGGTGTCATTGATAAGTCGGAATACTTTGAGTTCCGGAACAGCTACACCAAAATCATTGAAGACAAGCAGGACGCGCTCCTGCGGGTCAAAAAGGAAATGAAGCAGACGGTGACAACCGGCACGACCGAACGGAACTGGGTGACACTTTTCAAGCAGTATGAAAACGTCGAAGAACTGAACCGCCGTGTGCTGATGTCATTGGTTGACCGCATCCTGATTCATGAAAACCATGCAATCGAGATTGTCTTCAAATACAGGGACGAATACCAGCAGACACTCGAATACGTTCTCGGTTATGCCGATGAACTGGATGTTGCCGTATAAAGGAGGGATGAGCAAATGGCAAGAAAAAGCAGAAAGCAAATCGCAGTCGAAGAGCCGGTTGTTGAATCTGTCTCTTCCGAAGTTTTCCCAACCGCCATCTATGCCCGTCTTTCCGTTGAAAACAGCGGCAAGTCCGAAAAAGTGGATGTCATCGCAAATCAGATTGAGATTTGCAAGTCCTATATTGCAGAGCGTCCCTACCTGAATCTGATAGATACCTATGTGGACAACGGAAAAACGGGGACTGTCTTTGACAGACCGGAGTTTAACCGCCTGATGAATGACATTCGCACCGGCAGAATCAAGTGCCTTGTGGTTCGTGATCTCAGCCGGTTCGGGCGAGACTACATCGAGGCAGGAACCTATCTGGAACGAGTTTTTCCGCAAATCGGGCTTCGGTTCATCGCCATCAAAGAGAACTACGACAACTTTGATACGGATGGTTCCGGCGAAAGCCTCATTATCCCGCTGCAAAACATGATCAACACACTCTACTCGAAGGACATCTCCCGCAAGGTTTCTACCGCACTCAAGGCACAGATGGAAAGCGGAGAGTTCAAGAAGCGCAATCTCCCGTATGGTTATCGCTGGGATGAAGAACACAGCAATATGGTTTTCGATGAGGAAACCGCACCGATTGTCCAGAAGATTTTCCAGTGGAAAATCGAAGGGCTGTCTCTTCCGGCGATTGCAGACCGGCTTGACGCAATGAACGCTCCCAATCCGGAGTTTCAGAAGTATCAGGTTGGCGTCCGCACAGGCAATGCTACGGCAAAGAAGATTTGGAACAAGTCTTCGCTCACGTCCATTCTGGATAACCCCCACTACGTCGGAGATACCGTTCTCGGACGAACGCTAAACGCCATTTACAAGGGCATCAAGAATCAGCACATCGACCGCGAGGAATGGATCGTCTTTCCCAACACGCACGAGGCGATTATCTCCCGTGAGGACTTTCAGAAGGTGCGAGAGATGCGGGAATCTGCTGCAAGGGCAAGAGTTGAAAAGATGGAGCGCACGGAGGAAATCCGCGCTACGCTGATCAATCTCTTTGAAGATAAAATCGTCTGCGCAGACTGCGGCAGGAAGCTCTACTTCCATCGCAAACGTATTGACAAACGCAAGGACGGCGCGTGGTATGCGTTCTATGAGTGCAGTTCATCCGTTAAACGAGGCAACCTCTGTACGCCGCACTATACGCGGCAGGATAAGCTCGAAGCCGATGTGCTTGCAGCAATCCAGCTTCAAGTCAAAGCGGCTCTCGATTATGACAAGCTGCTTGCCAAGCTGAGAAACAGCGAAGGCGAACGCAGCATCCACGATCAGCAGAATGCGCTCATTACAAGCCTGAATCTAAAACTCAGCGGCGTTTCAAAGAAACGTACCCGGCTCTATGAGGATTTCACGGAAGGCGTTCTTGATGAAGAGGAATATGCCTTTGCCAAAAAAGCCTACGATGAACAGTATGCCGATCTTTCACGGCGGCTGGATGAAGCGGTTCAGCGGAAGTTGAAGTTTGCCGAGGCAATGTCCGAGGACAACAAGTGGCTCACACTGATGAAGTCCGTCAGCGGTGCAGCAAAGCTCTCTCAGGAGTTGGTTGACGAATCCGTAGAACTTGTGAAAGTCCATGATGACGGCTCAATCGAGCTGGTCATGAAATACGGCGATATTTACGCTCTGACTGTTCAGAGCATCAAGGAAGTACAGGAGGCGATGTAAATGAGCAAGGAATACAACATCGGCATCTACATCCGCCTCTCAATGGCTGATGAAGATACCGGCTATGGCAGCAAGGCGGAAAGTGACAGCATCGGCAACCAGCGTATGCTCATCAATCGCTTTCTTGACAATCATCCGGAGCTGTCTCACTGTCAGCGGTCTGAGTTTGCGGATGACGGTTATACCGGCACGAACTTTCACCGTCCTCAGTTCACGCAGATGATGGAGAAGGTCAAGCGCGGCGAGATTGATCTAATCTGCGTCAAAGACTTTTCCCGCTTTTCTCGTGACTACATCGAAACGGGAAACTATCTGGAATGCACCTTTCCGTTCATGGACGTCCGCTTTATCTCTATCAATGACGGCTATGACAGTGACGATTACAAAGGCACAACGGGCGGTCTGGAAGTGGTTATGCGCAGCATCATCTATGCGGCATACAGCAAAGACCTCTCCGTAAAGACCACATCGGCAAAAATCCAGATGATGAAGCAAGGCAAGTATGTCGGTGGCTACGCTCCATACGGCTACATCCTGCATCCAACCATTCGGAACAAACTTGCCGTAGACCCGGAGGCGGCTGATGTGATCCGTCGTATTTTCCGCGAGGCGCTGGAAGGCAGCAACACCTCTCAGATCGCCCGCAGCCTGAATGATGACGGCATCCCGACGCCGGGGCAATACTTCAAGAGCAAGCATCCCGACAAGAAGAAGTTCAGTAACATGAGCGAGAAAATCAGTTGGGAAACCGTGATGGTCTATAACATCCTCAAAAACCTTGTTTACACCGGAACACTGGTCAGCCGCAAAATGAAGTCCTGCGGTGTCGGCTCAAAAAAGCGTGTTGTCAATGAGCCGATTATCGTAGAAGGAACGCATGAAGCTATTATCAGCAAGGAAGACTTTGAGCTTGCTCAGAAGGTCATTCGAGGCGGAGGACGGAATCCCACGCGCAAGCAGCATGACTATCCGCTCAAGGGACTCGTCCGCTGCGGTAACTGTAAACGTGCTATGACACGCAGAAAGAACAAGGCTGGCATTCGATACTTCCAGTGCATTCACTCGGTCAACAACGGAAACACAGACTGTCCGGTTGGCAGGAGCTTTCCGGAAATGGATATTGAGAAGGTTGTCTTCCATGCCCTTACTCAGTTTCTTGCTTTGGCACAGAAGGAAGCAATACAGAACCGCGAAGTCGGTGATCTGCGGAAATCTGCCATCAAGGAATGTGCTGATAAAATCCGCACTCTGCAAAAGCAGAACGAGCAGCACAAGGCGTCCAAGCTGAGGCTCTACGAGAAGTATGCAGCCGGAAGCATCACGAAGGAGGCGTACATTCAGCAGAAGGCGGCAGCGGATGTGAAGATTGCTGAAAACGATGGAGTAATCCAGCGCAGTCACGAGCGGATGAAGGAGCTTGACTCCGAGACCGCCTGTTCAGATGAAAAGCTGGATGCGGTCTGCGATCAGTACGCCGACTGCAAAGCTCTGACCTATGAGCTGACCCACGCATTCATTTCTGCGGTCTACATTTACGATCTTGACAACATAGAAATCGTCTGGAAGTTCAAGGACTTCCTCACTACATCAGAAGGAGAAGCCAAATGAAAGTATTTCTTTATATCCGCGTTGCCTGTGCGGATCAGCTTGCGGCAGCAGACCAGCGGGAAGAGCTGGAACGCTATGCGAAGGACAAAGGCTATGAGGTGGCTGCTGCTGTGGCGGCAGACGGCATCTCCGGCGTCCATACGGAAGGTATCATGAACTTCCTGCTGAACGAAGCCAAGCGTCAGGACATCGGTACGATCCTCACCCGCGACACCTCGCGAATCAGCCGGGACACTTCCTCTTTCATGAGGTTTGAGCGAAAGTTCCGGGAGAACGGCATCCGGTTCGAGTATCTGTCCAAGCCTGACAACGAGCTTCCGGTCACTCCGATGATGGAGGCATTTGCGGCGGCGTATAAGAAGCGTCGCACAAAGAACGGCACAAGAGCATAGAGAAAACGCAAGCCGTTCACGGGTGGTTGTCCACCTATGAACGGCTTGTAAATTCTCAAAATTTTTTTAGTCCCTACTTGACACAAGAAGACCTATCCTGTGTCGGAAGGACTAAATCTTTGTCCAACGCTGTCATCGTTTGTCGAATCGACGATTTAGGTAGATTCGTGACAAGAGGTCAGTGCGCCCATTCGCACCCGCGAGATGGAATAGACCCCATTATTTCGAGTTAGAGTCGCTGATATAATCTGCGGCTCATTTTTCGTTTTCGGCGGGCTTCTTGATATACTTGCCGCTCTTGATTCTCGCGTCCGCCGGCTTCTCTGCGTCCTCTGGAATCCCCCAGACCGTGCCAATGCGGATAGCACCGGGGACACGCCCCTCGCCGCACAAAATCTGAATACGGCGGGTGGAGATACCCCAGCGTTCGGCAGTTTGCGCGATTGATAAATACTTCATGGGCAGCACTCCTGTTGCAGTTCAGTTCTGCGTCTGCTTATAAAATCACAGTGTAATTATAATCGTCAAAGCGAATAAAAGCAAGGACTTTCTGAAAAGTTCAGGAAGTATTTTCAATTCAGACATGAAAGGGGTGTGGGGATTCCCCAACAACAAAAAGGAGCAGTTCGGGCGCAAGGCTAATGCTTAGCAATCCGGTTTATACGAGGCGCGTGGCATGGGGAAAGCGACGGACAGAGAAAGTTCCCGGCAAAGATAACGAATATCGACTTGTGAAGCAGGATGAGTATATTTTGAGTGAGGTTATTTCCCATGAGGCGTTTGTTTCCAAAGAGGATTTTGACAAGGTGCAGGAGATCAAAGCCATTCGTGGGAAAAAGGGTAATCACAACATTGGTCAGTATAACGCGCATCTGTTGTCCGGTATCGTAAAATGTCCGCAATGCGGCGCACCTATGTATATCGGTATGACCAAGTGGACAAATCAGGACGGCACGGAGCGCCGCACAGAATCTTATGTCTGTTCTTATGCGACTAAACATAGGGGGACTTCGGTATGCCGCAGAAATGGTGTGGTAGCCAGTCAGGTTGAGGACGAGGTGATGGAGTACACCCGGAAGATTGTCCGCAATCCGCAGTTTATCAAAGATTTGCAGGAAAAGGTAATGGCCGCCGTGGACATGACCGAGGTCGAGAATGACATTACCGCCTATAAAAAGCAGCAATCCGCTTTACAGCGCAGCCGTGACAGCTTGGAACAGGATATTGACCGCATTGCCCCGGATGACAAGTATGCAGAACGCCGCCGCGCGGATATGACGCGCCGCCTGAATGCCCCCTATGACCAGAATTATAAGGCGGAGGATCTGCTGCAAGAGAGCCTGATGAAAAAGGCAACTCTGGAAAGCGAGCAGATGTCTGTGCAATCTATGATCGGAATCCTCTCGCCTTTTGACGCAATCTATGATAGAATGAATGCGGCAGAGCGGCGCGACCTTGTGAAATACCTGATTTCCGAGGTCGAGTTGTTCCCGCGTGAGGAGCAAAAGACGCAGAAACGCTTTGTAAAGGCGATTGCGTACAAGTTTCCTATTGAGCAAAAGGTGCTCACGCAATTTGACGAATGCGGGGCATCTGTCGAGACGGTATGTTTGCTGGTGAAATGATATTAGAAGATATGAAAGCGAGATAAGATATGACTCTGGAAAAGGAAAAACGATTTTTGATACTCCTGCAAGCCTTGATGTGCGGTACAAATGCAAGCAAAACAGTGGTGCTTGATACAATAGAAGCTAATGGATGGATTAAGTTGTCCGATAAAGAAAAAATGATAAAGCAGAACCGAAACGAATTGGTATGTCGCTTACTGGTGAAATAACATGAAACCACTCATCCACATTTACGGCGCGTCCGGCTCCGGGACGTCCACGCTGGGGCGATACCTGGCGGAGCAATTTCAGTATGCCTTCCTCGACTCAGACGACTATTTCTGGCTGCCCACTGACCCGAAATTCACGACAAAGCGTCCCATTGAGCAGCGTGTGCCGCTCATACGGCAGGACATTGCCGCCGCAAAAAACGGTGCTGTCCTCTCCGGCTCACTCGTCGGCTGGGGGGATGCTCTCATCCCGGATTTCACGCTGGCGGTGCGCGTTGTGACCGACACGCCCACCCGGCTGGCGCGTATAAAACAACGTGAGTACGCGCGGTTTGGCGTGCGCATTCTGCCGGGCGGCGATATGTACGACCATCATCAGGCATTTTTGCAGTGGGCCGCCGGTTATGATGACGGCGGGCTTGACACGCGCAGCGCTGTGCTGCATAATGAATGGCAGAAGCAACTTGCCTGCCCGATCCTGACGGTGGACGGCACTGCGCCCCTGGCCGAGACCGCCGCCCGCGTGGCGGACTTGCGATGCTCTGCCATGCGACCCCCGCAGCAG